CTTGGCCTCCCACGGCGGGTGCGGGGACTATCATCTGGACTGGCGAGTCACCCTGGGATTTAGTCGAGTCCAGGGTGATGACATCCGTGTTTCAGCGAACTTGTGTTGGTCGATTTTCAACAGTGTTAGAAGTTGATTTGGCTAGCAACCCCTATTTGTCAGGTGCGCTTGCCCTTGTTTGGGCTCCGTACATGACAGCTATTCAGGCGGTTGCTGCTTATCAGAACAACCCAAGATCCTGGCATGTGGCTCCCCATATGATCGCTTATGCTGGGCGTAGTGATAATATGGCACTTAAGGTGCCATTTATTTCGCCCTATTCACATTTGGATCTTCGGAGCCCCTTTGCTGGGAATATCATGGGTACATTCCTTCTGGTGGTGTTGAACCCGATTCTGTATGGTGCGGCTGCAACGGAAACCAGTGTTGGCTTGACGATATATGTTAGCTTTGAAGATACAGACTTTGCTGTCATTAACCCGACAGCTGTCAGTATCATTCCACAAGGCGCAACGTTTTCGCGAGTCGCAGGGGTGGCCAATGCAGTTAACTCTGCAGTTCAAGGTGTTGATGCTGCTGTGCGTGGGGATGCTTATGATGCGAAAGCACATGATTATCCCAACATGGCTCTCAACCCCATGCCATTACAAACTCGTCCTTACACGGATGTTGCTAACACAACCCAAACTTCATATCATTTAATGCTGGATGCGTCTGGCAACCGCTCGGTCCCGGTAGACCCTGCAGTAGCTGGAACTCAGGAAGATGAAATGTCACTGGACGCACTTCTCAAGCGTTGGAGTTATTACAAGACTGTGAGCGTGGATGCGACGGTGCCTGTAGGCGCCTCCTTCCTCGACATTGATCTTGGACCATGTGGAGAGCTGTTTACAGCCCCCATAAATTCCACACAGAGATTGTGTCTATTTGACTATGTCTCCCTGTTTTACTCACAATGGCGTGGATCAATTGAGTGGAAGTTTGTGGCTGTAGCAAACGCATATCAAATTATGCGGGTGCAAATATGCAGCCATTACTTCTTTGAATCAGCTGGTCTTACTATTGAAGAGGCACTCGGACAGTATTCTACGATTTGGACGATTAAGGGTGGTGTTAGTGAAATCACGATCGTTTTTCCATTCCGATCCATCACAGAATGGAAGAAAGTCAATAATGGTTCCTATCCTAGTGCTCGGGACTACACTTGTGGCCAAGCTTCCTTGCGTTTGGTGGCTCCCGTTGCGACTTCAGCTGAATCTGCATCATCTATGCAGATCAACTGTTATGTCCGCGGGGGCTCAGATTACGAAGTGAGGTTTGTTGGCAACAATGCTATTGACTATCAACCGGTGCCACTGTCAATTCCTGCAGTGATGTCGCGTGGGAGCACCAACAGGAATCATCGTCGTGGGCGGAGAAGAGGATGTCTAAGTACGCGTCCCCTCGATGAAATGAAGCATAAGTAAGTGCTGTTGTATATAAATTCTTTGTCCTACAGAATCATAACTTTTGCTTTACTACTATATTAAGCGCTACGCCCGGGGTGCGGGGAGCCATTGCTTCGCTGAGGTGGTAGTAGTAATCTTGTACGAAAAACGGTGCCAGCCG